GAGACGACCTCCCCGGAATGTCTGATCTACCGGGCGGACCGATGCCCGATCGACCGCCTCTCGTCACTCGTCCCGCCGGAGACGACCTCGACAACGTCGACGACGATCGACCTCTCGTTCCTCAACGCGACGACGACCGTCTCGACACCGCCGGTTCAGAGGATCGCACCGGTAGCGCCGGCCTCGATCGACGTCGAGTCGACACCGACCGCCGAGCGATGGGATGTTCTCGCGCAATGCGAGAGCGGCGGCAACTGGTCAGCGAACACCGGCAACGGATACGGCGGCGGACTTCAGTTCGCTCACGGTCTGAAATGGTCGACGTGGACATCGTTCGGAGGTGGGGAGTTTTCCGCTCATCCGTGGGAGGCGACACGAGAGCAGCAGATCGTCGTCGCCGAGCGTGTCCTCGCATCGTCAGGTTACGGAGCGTGGCCGGGATGCTCACGTCGTCACGGATGGCTTCGATGATCTCATTCGGAATCGAGTATCCCGAACGACCGTGGACCACGAACGCCGAGCGCTCCGGTAACCGATGGGATCGCGCCAAGAAAACGAAACAGTGGAGGACAGCGTACGCGCTCCTCGCGACCGAACTCGCCCCGCCAAGACTCGAATGGTGCGACGTGATCGTCGAGCCGTGGCTCCGCAATCGTGCCGGCGTTCAGGATACTGGCGCGTGTCATCCCGCAGCGAAAGCAGCGATCGACGGACTCGTCGACGCCGGAGTCCTCGACGATGACACTCCCGACATCGTCCGCAGCATCACTTACCTAGCCCCCAAGATCGGACGAGATGCTCTCGTCCTCATCATCGAAGGAGAAACCAAACGATGAACAGCACTGCCCCCAACCGACGACCGACACCTCCCGCACCGGAGCACGTCGCCGACGATCTCCAACGGATCCGACTCCTGACTCGTGAGATGCGCGCCGCCGAGAAACGCATCGCCGACAACGGTCGAGAGCGACGCGCCCTCCTCCGAGAACTCCGCCTGAAGCACGTCCCGTTTCGGACACTGGCCGAGGCCGCCGGCACCTCCGAGCAGGCGATCTACAAGGACCTCCGCCACGGACGGACCCGGACCGCCTAGCCCGCGATCCCTTGTCCGCTATGGCATCTCTCGGCATACTTGACCGGGGTAGAGTCGAGACGTATGATTACTGACATGACAACGACCGCCACTGCCCACCGCCCCAACACTTACGCCGGCTCGTGCGGCAAGTGCCACGAGCACGTTGAAGCCGGTCAAGGTTTCATCTACAAGAACTATCCGTTCCACTCCTCACCGTGGTTCGTGAAGTGTGGAGACCTCGACTCGTGCGCGACGCGTGTCGCCGCCGCTGAAGCAGCAGTGAAGGCCGACGCCGCCGCTCGTCGATCAGCGAAGCCCGAGGTCGTCGAGGCGATCGCACTCGGAGAGGCGAACCTCCACCTCCCGAAGACGATCGTGATCTCATGGGGAGACGCCGACGGTCAGAGCGTGACGATCACCCGCCGCAACACGAAGACGGGATGTCGCCTCACGAACCCATTCGAGGGAACGAGCAACGCCGCACCCTACGACTCAGAGGCCGAAGCGGTCGCCGCGATGATCCGTCGCCTCCGGATCGCCGCCCGTCCCGTCGGCATCGGCGACGCCGATCAGATCGCAGCGATCGAGGAAGTCCTCGAAATGGTGAACGATCCGGCATGACCGACACGACAGTCGATCCGGATCCTCTCCTCATGGAAGCGGTCCGGAGCATCGCTCGCCGATGCGATGGCGCCTCGACCGACGACGGGATCGGATACTCCGGACCGGATGCTCCGTTCGGTCGCGCTCTCGCCATGATGCCCGAACAAGCGTGGACCCCGGAGATCGCGCGCGAGGCGTGGGAGATGCTCCGCAAGTATCGCGCCCAACTCTCGACGATCGGCATCGACTACGACGCGATCGTTCCGCCTCGATCCGTCACGACACCGACTCAGGGTCGAGGGATCGTCGTCGTCGATCACGATCAGACTCTCGGGATCACGATCAAGATTCCGTACGGTCATCCGCTCGACGTGAAATCGAAACTGTCCGCCCGATGGGATCGCGACGGGAAACGATGGATCGTCCCGCCTCGACGTTTCTCGATGGTCCTCGACGTCGCCGCCGAACACGACATCCCGATTACCCCGGCAGCGCGTGAGGTCCTCTCGACCGCCGTCGACGTCCCTCTCGGATCCGTGTCGATCGTCGACGACCTCCTCGTACTGGCGTTCGACTACGACCCGGACGCCGTCGGCGCCGTGAAAGACATCCCCGGCCGCCTATGGGATCCTGATCGTCGAGTGTGGACCGCCCCGCTGTCCTCGGCCGCACTGGTCCGCACCTTCGCCGCACGACACCGACTCACCATCCCCGCCGCCGTGGCCGACCTCCCCGAGATCGAGCCGGACCTCCGACCTGCGATCTCGATCGCCGCCGGCGAGTTCATCCTCCGGTTCCCCTACGACCGTGATCTCATCGCCCGAGTCCGAGACCTCCCCGGCGCCCGATGGTCCGCCCGGTCGAGAGTGTGGACCGTCGACATCGAAGCAGCGATCGAGGTCTCCGAGTTCGCCGTCGCGACGTCCGCCATCATCGACGCGACCGCCGCCGAGGTCCTCACCGACGCCGCCGAGGCGATCGCCCGGATCGAAGCCTCCGCCGCCTCCGACGCTGAGATCGAGATCGACGGTCTCGGAGGGACCCTCCTCCCGTTCCAACGTGCCGGGGTCGCCTATGTCCTCCGAGCCGGAGGCGATGTCCTGATCGCCGATCAGATGGGACTAGGAAAGACCGTTCAGGCTCTCGCGTGCCTCGCCGCCCGGGATGCCCGTCCCGCCGTCATCGTCTGCCCCGCCTCGCTGAAACTGAACTGGCGCCGAGAGGTCGAGCACTGGCTCCCCGGATGGTCGGTCGGAGTGATCTCCGGGACCCGGGCCGACACCGCTCAGAACCCACCGCCCGACGTGACGATCGTGAACTACGACGTCCTCGACACTTGGGCCGAGGTGCTCCCCGCCCCGGCCGCCGTCATCCTCGACGAGTCGCATTACATCAAGAACGGAACAGCGCTCCGCACGAAGGCGGCGATCAGACTCGCCGACCGGACCGCTCCCGACGCCCTCCGCCTCTGCCTCACCGGGACCCCCGTCGTCAACGTCCCCGGCGAGATCGTGACCCAACTCCGATTTCTCCGACGCCTCGACGAGTTCGGCGGACCCGGCGACTTCCGGACCCGATACGCCGGCGGACATAACCTCCCCGAACTGAACCGACGACTCCGAGCCTCGTGTATGGTCCGCCGCCGGAAGGAGGACGTCCTCACCGAACTACCTCCGAAACGATGGTCCTCGATCATCGTCGACGGCGACCCGGCCGCAATGCGCGAGTACCACCGAGCCGAGGCCGACATCGTCTCATACCTCGCCGACAGTGCTCGACGGACCGCCGAGGAATCCGGAGCAACCTCCGAGGAGGCGCGCCGCATCGCATGGGAGGCAGCGACACGCGCCGCCGCCGCTGAGCACCTCGTCGCCGTGTCCGCCCTGAAACGTCTCGCCGCCCGAGCAAAGGTCCCCGCCGCTCGACAATGGGTCGCCGACTTCGTCGACACCGGATCGAAACTCGTCGCGTTCGCTCATCACCGAGAGATCGTCGATCTCATCGCCGACGAGTTCGCCGACGGTCGCCGCATCACCGGAGCGGTCTCGATCCCGGATCGGCAGATCGCCGTCGATCAGTTCCAACAGAACGAAAGCGCTCAGGTCATCGCGTGTTCACTGAAGGCCGCCGGAGTCGGACTCACCCTCACCGCCGCCGCCGACGTCCTGTTCATCGAGCAAGGGTGGACGCCGGCCGACATGGATCAGGCCGCGGACCGTTGCCATCGCATCGGACAGACCGACAGCGTCACAGCGTGGAACATGATCGTCGCCGGCACGATCGACGAGGACATCGCCGCGCTTATCGCAGCGAAACGCGAGATCGTCGACGCCGCCACCGA